AATAGCAATAGAGCTATTTCCAAGAGTGTCAGCAGTTAATGCCTGATAACCAATCGCTACGTTAAAATCAGCATCAGTGAGGGCATCACCTGCTAATCCACCGATAAGGGTGTTAAATTTTCCTGTGGTTACAGACACCCCTGCATTAGCACCAACAGCTACGTTGTGAACAGTAGTCGAAGAGGAAAAGTTTTGCGCCGCCAAAGCCTGATGACCTATAGCTACACTCTGTGATCCTTGCGTATCGAATCGCAAAGCATAAGCGCCTATTGCAACGTTCTTTTGACCTGTTGTTCCTGAGCTTGCGGCATTAGAACCAAAGGCCGCGTTTTCTGCACCTGTGGTGTTTGCTGTTAAAGCTGACTTACCAACTGCGGTATTGTTAGATGCTGTAGTATTTGCATCAAGAGCATCTGCGCCGACTGCTATGTTATTCGCACCCGTCGTATTAACGCGCAGTGCGCTTCGACCAACTGCGGTGTTGTTACCGCCTGTTGTTGTATCGCCAAGAGCCGCAACACCGACCGCAGTGTTTTCACCCCCAGTGGTTGCATCTTGTAATGCGATGTATCCAATAGCTACGTTGTTAGAGCCTGTAGTATTTGATATAAGAGCGCTGCCTCCTGCCGCAGTATTATAACTGCCCGTCGTATTGGCCACTAAAGTATTAAGGCCGAGACCCGTGTTTTCAACGCCTGTAGTGTTTGCATTTAATGAGCTTGTACCAAAAGCGCTGTTGTTTGAAGCGGTGCTGTTTGTAAGCGTACCCCAGCCTACCGCCGTGTTTTGACCGCCTGTGCCTCCTGTCAAAGACGTAAGCGAATCGTGTCCAACCGCAGTGTTGAAGTTGTTCCCTGACGCGAGGCTGTTAAGCGCAGTGTTGCCTAAAGCAGTGTTGCCTGTACCAACCGGATAATCCCCATCCAGCTTGATAGTGCCGGTAGCAGTTATTCCACTATCTTTAAGTACAACACCATCAATAGTCACACCACCAGCAGCGGTGATTTCGCTAATCGTATCGACGTTGAGACCACCAGTCGCAGTAGTTGCACCTGTTACTCCAAGTGTTCCTGCTACAGCAGTGTTACCATTTGATGCGGTAACAGTAAACTTGTCAGTATTTACATCAAAATTACCGTCAACACCAAAGTTGCCAGTAACATCAATGCCACCTGTAAGAACAATATTCCCACCAACAGTGGCATTACCCGATAGAAACAAGTTGCGGGGGCGTGTAGCGCCCGTTGCGCCTATATCGTAAGTATTGTCGGTAAACAGGAGGTGTGACGTAATTGTACTGTTAACAGTTAACGTGTCAGAAGCGGCATCGCCAATCGTGGTATTACCAGAAATAGTCAAATCCGTCGCTGAAATAGAACCCGTCAATGTTGGTGACGAAATCGTAGGGCCTGTAAGAGTCTTGTTAGTAAGCGTCTCCGTACCCGCAAGCGTAGCTAGTGTGCCCGTCGTGGGAAGTGTTACGTTAGTTGCACCTGTAGTTGTTAGTGTAAGTGCATTCGCTCCAGCCGTTGTAAACGCCGCTGCGGTTGTTAAATTACCCGCAAGAGAGACTGTGTACCCACCAACAGATAGCGATTGAATATTTGTAGCGCCTTCTACGACATTAGTGCCATCACAGAAGAGAAACATTGTTTTGCCGTTTGGTATCGCAATACCCGAACCACCAGAGGTTTTAAGCGTAGCAGCTTGTCCTGAAGCATTCTTAGCAATATAGATTTTAGCGGCTGTAGGGCATACGACAGTCGCTGCCCCAGTAAGATTTGATCCTGTATCGGTAAACTCTAGCATCGCACAACGCGATTCAGAGGTTGTACCATCAGCGGTAGTCAGCACATGGGAGTTACTCGACCACGTGTTAATGACTGCACGCCCGACAATGGCCTGCTCAATCATAGAAGTGATATTGTCGTTTACAACATCCCCCCATGTACCACTGAGTTCCCCTTGGACAGGAAGGGCTAATTTAAGTGTCGAAGTGTACTGTGTTGTCATCTTTTAATCCTCACGCGGCTATATCTTGCCAATTAGGAGTCTGTCCTGTTGAAACATTACCCCAAGTTGGTGCTTGTGCGCCAGCAATATTTTGCCAATTGGGGTTTTGATTGTCATTTATGTCTCCCCAAACAAATACTGTACCTACCGCGCCTGCTGCATTTACACCTGTTACAGCTACATCTGAGTTAGCTGCAACTATTACACTACCGAGTTGTGTTTGTCCGTAGACTCCTGTTACATTTTCTACAATACCTAAACTTACAGAGACAGTTCCAATAGAACCTGTGACCGCAAGTCCAGATGCTGCGACGTTTGCGTCTCCTGTCGTGGAGACTGTGCCTAAAGCACTTGTAGCGCTTACCCCGACGGGGTAGATATTTGCTTCAGCAACAACAGTTACCGAACCTAAACCGCCTGTAGCGGATAAACCTGCGGGGGAGACAATTGCTCCTGCACTTACAGTTACACTGCCAAGTGCACTTGTTCCTACATTGCCAGTTACCGCTACGTTAGCATCTGCGGAAACTGCTACTGTTCCTAACGCTGTTGTTGCTTCTAGTCCAGAGGGTTGAACTACAGCCCCTGCACTAACAGTCACGCTACCTAACGCGGACGTGCATGAAACACCTGTAACGGCTACATTAGCTGCCGCATCAACAACTACAGTGCCTAATGTTCCTGTGGCTGCAACCCCTGTTGGGAAGATATTTGCTTCAGCAACAACACTAACTGTACCTATTGCTGTTGTAGCTTCAAGCCCAGCAGGTTGAACCGTAGCGGCACCACTAACAGATACAGTACCAACCGCACCTGTGGCTGACGGCATCTGTACATCAGTACCCCACGCGGTACTGCCCCACCCACCAGCGGACCAACCTCCATAGGTTACAAGTACATCAGCCATCAGTCATCACGCTATTCGTATAATGGCGTTAGACGCATCAGCAGTAGGGAATTGAATAGTAAAATCACCTGCTGTTGATGTCTTGTCAGCTCCAAAATCAAGAACCGCCACGGCGGGATCACCACCACCAGACTTATATATTAATGCTCCACGCGCCGTAATTGTTGCTGTAGACCACGTAGTGTTTGCAAAATCTAAGAGCGCCGTAGTACCAGACGTTGTGGGAGCTACAACGGTTAACGTGTTACCACCTGCTGTATAACCTGTACCGGATACTTCGTTTGTTGTACTGTACGCTGTTGTTGCTGCACCCAGTGTTGCGGATGAGGTAAACAGTGCGATCTTAAACGTCTGAGACGTATTGGAACTAAAGTCCATTTCTCCATCAAGAAGTGCTTTCTTGAATGAAGTTACCATTGCTTGCGATATTGCCATTTTTTATCTCCTATTCTACTTTCATTCTAAACTGCCCAGAGCGATATGTATCTTCACGAAGTTTACCATCACCCAAAGTTTTAAGCAGTTTTAGCGATTGAACGTATAAACGCTCATAAAACTGCACTAAATCAGGCTCGCCTTTCATAAAGCGTATTGCCTCGATTAATGCCCCATTAAGTAACGCTGAATCAAACTCATCACCTAACCATGTAGTACCCGCTGTAACAATTGACTCAGGGTAGTACCCATAATGCAATTCCATTGTATACGCACTATCAGGAGTAGGCCCTAAAAGAAACGAATCATCGTCAAAATATGCGTAATGTTTTGGTAATCCTTGTGACGAAGCACTAGGATACGCCTCTCTAACAAAATTTACATCTTTATTGAGTAGGTAATGGTAGTCTCCAGCACTATCAACAACCGCTAGTGAATAGCTCCACAGGAAATCTGTAGGCGCACCAAGGTATTTGTTTCCTGAACTAAGTGTTCCTGTTACGTTTCTACGCAGGGCAGGAATCTGAACAGTGTTATATATCTTCTGTTCGGCTTGTTCAGTAAACATAGCGAGTTGTTCATCAGTGAAAGAGTTCTCAGTGATGTTCTCAATATTTGTTTTTAACTCGCTATAGTTCATAGTTTACCCCATTGGCCCACGAGCCATAGTTCCTTTTGTAGCCGCACCTGTACCACGGATTTTTATGCCCGTAGTTTTAACGCCAGTCATGTTAGGCTTTGGTGCGTGTTTACATGGGTACACACCTTTGTCCTTTTCGACCTTAACTTTTTTCATTCCAAATACATTCATTTTACTACTCCTACGTAATGTTTACGGTAACTTGCCCTAAATAGCTAGTCCCAACTAACGAGTTGGGGCTAAGCCCAAACGGATCAAGTCCTCCGCCTACTGGGTTCCATCCCCATTGGATGTCCCTACTACTATATGGCCCAGCTTCACCAATACTTGTATCTATCCTAGGGTCTCGTATAGCCTGTGGATCATCTACAGGATATTCTCCTAATTTAAGCTGGGGCTGGCTCGGATTCCAACACTCAGGACAGGCTTTAATGTCTGTGTCACGCCCTTTAACTACAAGGTTACGCAACTCTTTGAGTTTGTACTGAAACCCGCAAACATCGCATAAAGCGATGGCTTTCTTAGCGGATGCGAACCTATCCCCCATACTATATTCTGCCTATTTTAGGCACAAAACGCGCAGAAGTTTTTTCACGATCTTCTTGTGCAGCTAGGGCAAATTGTTCGTCATAAATCTGTTTTAACATGCCCACACGCTCAATAAGCTCTGGGTCTTTCATGGCAATATAGTACGCTAGCCCTGCAACCATACAGGGGAAAAACCTAAAATTCATGTCTGCGGTTTGTATACCACTACCTGCGTCTTCAATGCGGCGCATACGCCAGTAAACAAGCTGATAGCTCTGTGTCCCGTCAGGGATAGGCCACACAGTAGCCGCAGGAACTTGTTCCCAATACACAGGAAGTGCTTGAGCACCCGGAATTACTGTATGTGCAACTGCGGTTGTACCTTGTTGTCCTCTAAAACAGTTCTGTAAGACGTTACCGTCAATACTGCCATAGTTTATTATTTCGTCTTCAATCTTTACAAAACCTGCGGGCGGTAAGTCAGACACGCCACTTAAAGTAATAGTAGTGGCTGTACTAGACATAGTAGCTGCTAGTGTGATCCCTACAGGATAAGTTTGCCCGCTGTTCCTATGAATGAAAAGCTGTACTGGTCTACCTTGTGTTAACTTGTTAGGGATAGACGCGTAAGTGCTCACACTAATACGACTTATAGTAAGGTCCGACTGTAACGAAGTGTTACCCGCACCTGTGCGTATTTGATGCTCCATTAAGTCAATAGTATCGTCAGGTAAGGCATACGTTGATTGCCCTTGCACGAGGTCAAGAGAGCCTTGCTCTATTGTCCACATGTTAATACCACGGTTTTGCCACTCAATCGTCATTAAGTTCATAGATCGACGAGCAGTACGTAGGTCATAGCCTGAACGCAACTCGCGGCCTGCACGTTCCCACGCTTCTTCAGCGATCTCCGTGAAGTCCATATTGAATGTAGTGGTACCTGATGTTGTCATGAGAGTGCCCATTCTCCTGAAAAGAATGCGTCAACTTCTTTTAAAAGAACTGCTTTACTCTTACGACGGTCCAACTCGATATTATACTTACGCATAAGTTTCTCAAGCTGTGTTTTAGACATGTTCGAGTAGTCAGGAACTTTAGGAGTCGTTGCTTTCTTAGGTTTTTTGGCAGGTGTAGATTTGACACCCATAGATGCGAGCTTAGCCTCGGCCTGTGCTTTAGTCATCAGGTCGTAGACTTTAATGTCGTAGGTGTCATCAGCTTGTTTAACACCTATTTGGTATACTGGCTCTCCTGTTGAGAACCTACCGTTCTGAAAAATCTCCATCACTTTTTCCCCTTACGTTTGGCTGGGGATACTCTACGCGGCTTACCCGCAGGTTGTCCCAAGCGTTTCTTTTCTGCTACCTTCTTACTCTTCTCAGCGCTAGACATCTCACCAGAAGTCTTAGGAGTCTTAGAAGAAACTCGTTTAGAAGGTCGGCAATAGGGGGTTCCTCGCCCATCTCCTTTCTTCCTACCACAAGCCTTTCCGGTGCTAACGTCTTTCCAGTCCTCGTTAAACCAGCGTTTTAATGCTGCTCCTTTGGCTGTCTTACGTATTTTACCACCAGACTTGTAGTACGTACGCATTACTTACCAGCCTTTTTCTTCCGGCATTTAGCAATAGCACCTGATGCGTATGCGGAAGGAAAGACCTTGTAACTGGCCTTTACCTTTTTATAGCACGAGTCCTTGACGGTGCCGCCTTTTTTGTACCCGCATCCGCATCCGCTTTTTTTATAGTAGCTACGCACTATGCGCCCTTCATCTTGACCATTTTACATTTACGGACTGAACCGCCACGAGCCATGCCGCAACCGCGAACCTTACCGCCTTTTTTCATCATGGGCATAGCGCCACCCATACCACCGCCACCCATAGGTGCACGTTTTTTCTTCTTCTTGGGGGGCATTGGGCCGCCTGTCATAGGCTTTGGACCTGTCATAGGACCACCACCACCTTTTGGCCCACCTTTTGGACCTCCACCTAGACCAGTACCACTATCGTCGTACGGCGCACGGCGAGGGGCTGGTAACTTTTTGCCCTTACGACCTTTTATCGTAGTCTCGTCCTGCGGTGCTGCGGGCATCATTCCACCCATGTTATATTTTTTAGCTTTCATAAACTTATCTCCAATGTTTTAGCAATTCCACTTTCGTAAACTCTTATTAATACGGCTGTTTGGATCATTCGCCGTCTTAGAGCTTGTGTTCCGTTTTTTCATGCCCTTCATACGAGCACAGAAAGACTTGCGTCTATTAGCAGCCTTGGAACCTTTTTTGAGTTTGCTAGGTTTCGTAGTAACGGCAGTCTTTAACTTACTGCCGGGATTAGCCTTCCGATAACTAGCAACGCCCTTTTTGTTCAGGCCACCAGATTCACTCTTGCCTTCCTTACGAGTCCAAGCAGGAGACTTCTTAACCGAGCCTCCGCTTTTATAGTAAGAACGCATAACCTACTCCAGTATCAGAGTTATTTTGTTACCAGAACCAGTAAGTGCGGCAACAAAACAGCCTTCACGCGCTAATATACCGTCTGCGGGTATATACACGTCATTCCAGCCTGTAGGTAATGTAAGGTCCAAAAGGATGTCCCCACTAGCAGTACCATTCCGTAACTGGAACGTACATGCAGCGGCGGCGTTAACCAATACCCCTAATATACGAGTACGGTTTGGACCGACGAGAGCCGCAGTATCACCCTGCGAGAAGTTAAATGCGCGTACTAAATTAGCAGCCATGTTATCACCTCTCGTTTACGGTTGAATTGCAGTGTTAAACGCCTGTGCATACATTACAGTAATTACTGCACTACCCGCAGTAGTCGCTGCGGAAGAAGTAACAGTTAAACGCTCGTCAGAAGTTCCTGTGTTACCCCAAGCAAGGGTTCCACCACCAGAAGCACCAAGAGCCTTGATACCTACGGTTGTTCCTGAAGCGAGAGTGTTAATGTATGTAGCAGCGCCACCAACAGTATCACCAACACTAATGTTAGTAGTAGCGTTAGCTGCAACAGCCAAATCAACAATAATGTTAACGATTTTAGAGTTAGCGGGAATGACCATATCGGTGACGACCGCAGCAAGTGCACCGCCAGATAGATCGGCTGTATAGGATTGGCACATTACAACGTAGCCGACGTTTGCTACGTCAGTACCTACTGTGGTGCCGTTAGTGTTACGAATGTTGCCAGCCCGAATAGGACCAGAAAATGTAGTAGTACCCATGTTAATCTCCTGTCTTGGGTTAGTCAGCTACAGTATGTAACTGTCAGGGATTGGTATCTTATAGCACAAAAAGTAATGGGGGGCAATAGTTGCCCCCCACACTAATTACGCACCGGGTGATCCGTAAATTCCTAGTGGGTCAGAAACCCCGAAGGAATAACGCTCACGAGCCTTGTAGCGCGAGTTGCCCGTGTCAAAATCTGCATCCATAGATGTAGACATTGGAGTACGAACAAAGTGCTTCAGGCCGTTCGGCACATCAGTCATCAAGAACCAAGCATTGGTGTCTGTGAGGTAGTGGTTAACGGCATATCCTTCAGGGATAGAGCCGTTGTTGCGAAGAGCGTTAATATCGTTATCCGCAGTACCTACACGACCATCAGTGTCCAACAGACGAGTTGCAACGAATTGCAATGCTGGTGGAATGATTAGCTTCCGTGGCTGAGCAGCGATCAACAATCCTCGCTCATCTGTCCACTGGCTAATACCAATAACGGCGGCTTCAAGAGAAGTCTCGTTAAGGTCAGCCGCAACAGTTGGGCGGTTCGCGTTGGTGCCACCAGAAACAAGTGGATGCGCTGTTGAGAGCAATGGCTGTCCGTCACCGTAAGTGGTGCCAGCAGCAAATCCATTGTTCAAAATAGACGCAGCTTTAACTTGCTTAGTGTACGCCATTGCACGAGCTAGGGCCTTTGTATAACGAGCAGACAGTGAGTCATACAAGTTATCTTCGATGGCTTCTTCAGTAATACTGAACCCCATCGCAACCGTCTCATGCACGTAACGTGCACTCCATGCTTCTTGAGCATTGTCATATTCGATGGCTGAGCCTTCGTCCTTGACAGGTGCTGCTGAGAAACCGGATAGCTTAGTTTCTTCCTCAAACGAG